TTATTTAAATGCAGCATCTATCATTTCATCAATTATAGCGTTTGTCGTTTCATACTCTCTATCAGCAATTTCATTGTTCATATACAAAGAGTAAACGTAGTTAATGTATGATGTTAACTCTCTGTAGCTTTTAATACCAGCAAGCTGAATTTTAGCTCTTACAACCCCTTCTATAACTTTTGTTAGTTGGTGGTCTGTAATATAACCTTCTGCATACATAGTTACGCTAGTTTTCAAAGTATTGTTTAAGTCCTCAATGTTTTTTCCGAAGTTGCTCATGATTATTCCTCCTATAAGGGCTTATTTTACTAAGCCCTTTTCGATACATTCTTGAATGAAAAATGATACTGTAAATCTTTTAGGTAGTATTAACTCTTTTCCTTTCACTACCCATACTCTATAGCTATGTGGCCTTGCACTGCCGAAATTTACGATTTCATAACCCTCTTTTAAATTGGTTTCTAATTGTTTTAGCGTTCTCATATTAAGCCTCTTTAACCAAACCTCTTTTAATACATTCTTCGATAAAAGATTTTACTGTACCACATTTATAACAAACGTTTTTGCCACCTTGTTTAATAAAAATGCTTTCACCTGTTACACGGCCTCTTGTTTTGTATAAGTAGCATCCTGGTTTCAAGTTTGCTTTAAGTTGATTTAATGTTCTCATGGTTGTTGTCCTCCTAAGTAATTTATACCTTAACCTTGATTATATTATATAATACTTTCAAGGTTAAGGCAAGTGATAATTTGATATTTTTTTATTTTTTATTTTTCTGCTTTAAGACCTTTAATGTAGATAGTTTTTCTGCTTTCGTCTTTGCACCATAAAGCGTAGTTCAAAGCGACTGTTTCTTTATTCATTTCTTCAACTAAATCCTTTAAAGCGTAACAAGATAATCGATAACTGCCATAACTAACACGATACATTCCACATGCTTTTGCCACATGTAACACAATATCATTTACTTCGTTTAATGCTTTTTCTAGTTGTTTGCAAGTTCTAATCATTTCGGTATCTCCTTTATTAACTCTGTACCTTTATCTTGATTACATTATATAACATATTCAAGTATAGGGCAAGCACCAATTTCAAAAAAAATGCAAAAAAAATAAAGGGGCACTTTTTACAGCGCCCCTATTACTTTTATTTAGTTGTAACCAATACAAGTTCGTGCGCCACCCTCGCACGATTAGGGAGATATTGGACCACCTCTCAGTCTTTTACTGCTACATATACAAGACCAGCGCCTAAAATAGCATTTAGAATTTGACTATTGCGATACTTTGCTTTGACTTTCTTTAGTTCGTCCTTCTGCATGTTCAAGTATGCTTCTGCTTTCACCAATGAGTCCCTTTGCTGTGATAGCGTTACTTCTTGCTTGATTAATGTATTCTTCGCTTCGATTAATAGCGCCTTTTGTTCGTTCAGTGATTTCAATACTTCGATTAATTCCGTCTGTTGCTCTGTCGTTGAGAGTTTCGCTATGTTCAACTGCTGTTCTAGTTCGTCGATTATCATCAACTGCTTGCTTATTGTATTGTCGAGCGTTGTTAATTTCGACTGTAGAGCGTTGTATTCCGCTCTCGTCAATATTACTTCGTCTGTCGGCGAAGAACCATACACCGGCAAGGCAAACAAGCAACAACAAAATAGGAATGAACATAGGATAACCTTCCGCAAGTTTTCTAAGGCGAACATACATTATACCCCTCCGATGTAATCAGTAATTCCACGAGCAATGGCACGAACAATCGTGTCAAGGTCGTTATTAAGCATTTCTAAATCATCGTCGTTATCGATGAAGGCCATTTCAACAAGAACTGCGGTTGCGTCAGTTCCATTTAATACCCATAAATCATCACGCTTCTTAACGCCACGGTCCACAGTATCGATACTGCGAATAATTTGACTTTGAATATCATTCGCCAAGCGTTGGCCGTTAAAAGACTTGTAAAGCGTTTCAGTGCCACGAGCTTGCGTATTAAAAGCATTACAATGGAGCGATACGAATATATCTGCTCCCCATTCGTTAGAAGTTTCACATACAAGGCCTAAATCATCATCTTGAAGTGCTTTAACTTCGCACCCAGCGGTTTCTAAATACTGCATAAGCAATTTACCAGCATCACGAGCGACGTCGCACTCACGACGGCCAGTATTAGGGTTAACCGCTCCGCTATCTAAATTAATGTCGTGTCCTGGGTTAATAAATACTTTCATTTTTTGTCCTCCTTTTCTAACTGGTCCGGAATACCGTTACCGTCCTTATCTATCCATAGAGCCAAGAACCCTACGAGGGCTGTTAGCACACTCGGAATAAATATATGGTCGATGATATTTATCCCTACACTAATTAATTTATTTGTTTCGTCTGTTACATAACCACTAATAAAAGCCATTATGTACTCAATTACAACTAATAAAATAGGCACTAGCATTATAAACACTAGCGCCCTTGTTGCGAATATGCCTGTCGGATGTATGTTAACTGACCTCATAGATTGGCCTGTCTTTTTTAATGTATTAATGAGATTTGGTGGTATGTTCATGCAATTCCTCCTTAATATCATTAACTCTATGCTCTAAGGCTTCTATTTTGGCAGTTAACATCACTTGCTTTCCCTCCGCTTTAACTCTTTCTGCACGAGACAACTTAATTTCGTCTTTTAAATCTTTAAGGGTATCAGTTAAAATCCCCCATTTTTCTTGAAATATCAAGTTATCTTGAACTCTCTGCGAATCTAATTTTTCGAGCAAGGGAACAACCAACACTTTATATCCTAAGCCGGCAACAAGACCGACTATAGATAGCGTTGTTAAAATGTCGTTCAACTCGAACTGCCAAGTCCACATACTTCTTTTATGCCTTTCTCCAATAACCAATAATATCAATAATATACCGAGTGTTCGCCGGTACACCCCAGGCTTTAACTATACGGCTGTTTCGCTCAACATAAACACTATTGTTATTTATATTAACGCTTTTTTCTATTAGTCGTACTGCGACCGGTGCATTTGGTGGGAGCTGTGCGACCATACCCCCATTGCCGGAAGGGTTAGTCAATATAAAATCAAAATGCAAGTACCCCCAACCAGTTAAGGGGTCAAACGCTAAATATCCTCTATCCGCACCATATGCTCCAGCCTTAGCAATACCCCATACAACTTCATATAATTCGATTGGTTGTGAAGTTACTTGTCCGCCACCGCTTCCAGGGTCGCCTTTAGGCCCTCTTAAAGCCAGTAATTGTTCTGCCGTAAAATCAGAATATTTGAATGGTTCGCCTTTATCACCTTTTGGCCCTTTAAGTGCGTTAAGTTGTTCTTGCGTGAAGTCGGAATACTTAAAAGACTCCCCTTTAGGTCCTGGTGGTCCTGGCGGTCCTTGTAGCCCTCTTTCGCCGTCTGCTCCACGCTCGCCAGGAGTTCCAGGTTCCCCTTTAGGTCCTTTTAATTTTTCAATCTGTTCAGGTGTAAGCTGTACACTTGAAGTCGATGTATACTGATTAATTTCTGTTTTCTTTACATAGTCATTTAATTCAGATTTTTGAGCGAAGGACTGCCCCTCTAATTTGTTAACGTAACGAGTAGAAGCATCACCAGGAGTCAACGCATATTGAGAAATCTCGTTCTTCTTAATAAAAGTACTTAAATCATTCTTATAGGCGAATGTTTGAGTAGCCCAACCCTTTTGAGCGTAATTATTTGTCGCATCTGTTTTAGATAAATAATCGTTTAGCTCTGTTTTTAATGCGTATTTAACGTCGCCTAGCATAGCAAGGTAATTTCTTATATCGACTTTTTTTAGATACAGATTATCTGCATCTTTTTTTGTAGTATAGTCAGATAAATCTACATTAGCACTAGTTCCAGGAGGACCCTGTTCGCCCCTAGGGCCTTTTAAGGCCACTAATTGCTCTGGTGTGAACATATCATAAGTAAAAGGCTTTCCGTCTTTACCAGGTGGTCCTTGAATACCCTGTAACCCTTGTTCGCCGTTTAGTCCGTCAATACCATTCTTACCAGGTTCGCCCTTTGGCCCTGGAGGGCCAGGAGGACCTTGCTCTCCTGGGTCGCCCTTTGGTCCTTGTAGTTTAATAATTTGCGTATTGTCTTTAACATTGATTGTTTCTTTGTCTTCGTAAATGTGTAGTTCGTCCATTATTTCCCCCTATTACTAATACCTTCAATTATATTAATCTGTCCTTTTACAAGACATTTAATAGGGTGGTCGCCACTCCAAAGGAATAAGTCCCATTGATATTTACCAACTTCTAAACCATTCGTATCTAAAGAAAGGGCGATTTTGCAAAGCTCATTGGCTTCTAAATCGTCCTCGGATACATCGATATTAAACTTTGCTTTATACTCTTCGTCATGTGCTAATTTACGAACACAAGCGAACAGATTATCGCTTGAAACAGTATTGTTATACCCAATATTAAGTGAAATAACTTCACCTTGAATGGCTTTAAAGTTGTGTAGGACTGGTAGTTTCATCTTCATTGCCCTCGTCCAATTCCATTAAATCGTTATGGATGCACCCCTCTGTAGGGCATGTCCCATCTTCGTTCAAAGTAGCATAGCAGAACTCACAGAACTTCATAACAGGAACATCACTTTTAATTTCAAACGCTTCCATTATTGTTTCACCGCCTTAATTTTCAACACCATTTCTTGATTAAGTTTCTTAAACTGCTCTTGCAAGTCGGTAATATCGCCGTTAATTAAACGACGTCTTAACACCATTTGTTCTAATGTTTCAAAACGCTCGTTGTAGTAATTTCTAATTTCGGCAATTTTTTCGGCCTTAGTAGGTTCCTTTGGTTGCGGAATTACAAACTCACCATTTACATATAATTTACCTCGCATAAACTCGTCAAGCATACTATCGCCGTCTGCGGAGTAAATAAAATTAGTCGCATCCGGCCATTCTTGTTTTGCGGTTGCTAATAACTGCTCTTGCGTTACTGTATTATCAACAAAGGACGTAATTCGCTCGCCCATTTCATTAAGTACGAATACATATTGGTTCATAGTTTACCTCCTTCTATTACGCTATACCTAATGCAAACCAATAATATGATGCCGCATACCTATCGCTTGCTGTAAATACTGCTTTTGTACCGTTACTTTCATTAACGGAATTTGCAAAATATCTAGGTGTATCAGAACCGCTCCAATACGCATCAATAGCACTAGCTATGAATAAAGTCGTAAATCTAATTGGGAAGGTTACTTCTGTTTTTGTAACGTTGTCTTGACCACCAATTCCCCATTGAATCGTGAAACCATTCGCAAATTTAACATATCCACCATTCCCAGTTAGTTTGGATGCCACAATAGCACCTTGCCCTAACAGGCTTTTAAGTTGACCTAAGTTAAGTACTTTATTAATATCGCTATCGTTATAGTTATCTGTAATAAAGTTAATAACTTCTCGTGAGTTATCGCCTTTTGTTACTTGCAAGCCTTGATTATGTTTAGTCAGTGCTTTTGCGTATTGGTTAGAGGTAATATCTAACTTTTTATTAAAAGCGTCTTGATGTGCATTTGTAGCCGAATTATGTGCGTCTAATGCAGCTTGCGTGATGTATAGTTGGCTGTTAAGGTTGATTTGAACATTAACATCGTTACCGATATAAAAGGTTACAGTAATCAACTTTTCATCTAAAGATGTACCAGCCGGAGTATAACTTGCCTGTGCACCAGCATTCGTATAAGCGAATAGCTTTTCCGTGCCAGTATCACCAACTTTAGCGAATACACCTAATTCACGAGCATAAAAACCGCTTGTAACACTTGCATTAGAAATAGTCGCTACAACGTCAATTTCACCATTCCCTCTGATGTTAATTGCTTGTACAGAGTTCTGCGCCATAGGATGCTTTAATGCAGTTAAGCCTTCTATACTTTCACTTTCGGTTAATGTGCCATCACCTAATGCGATACGAGTAAAGATGAGTGGCTTTTTAGATTTAATTGACTCAACTAATAGATTGCTACCAGCTAAGGTCGGAATAATTTTATTGTAATTACTCATAGTTCAACTCCTTAATAGTGTAAATTAATATTGCTTCGAATAGCGACTGCACCAACAAGGCGAGTATAATTCCCTCGTGCTGTAATTGATTTATCAGGCTTTTCTTGCTTGATAAATATACGTTCGGTATTAGTTACCGCACCAACAACCGCTATCAACCCTCTAGCGTTAAATTCATGTGCTATAGCATATGTTAAATGTGCCGGCTTATATACTTCGATAACGTTTCGTATCTCGTTTAAAGCGTCGGCCGTATCAAGAAGAATGCTAAACCTATTCGGTCCAGTATTTTCTTTAACGATTGCACTACCAGGAGGATATACAAGGTTAATAAA